TTACGCTCAGCTTGCTAATAATTGACAAGCGATAGATTTTATCGCTGTATACGGGTGCGCTGGTGGATGTACCTGGTGTTTCGATTGGCACGATGAACGCATCATCAATACCAAAGTCGTACACCTGATTGTTCGCCGTTTCCGTACTTGGTGTAGCCATATTTCTTCACTCCTATTCGATTGTTTTTTCCATTGCGGCCCAGACCTTGCTTTCAACCTGAGACCACGTTTTTTGTGTTAAATTCCGCGCTGGTTGACCAGTGCCACCCTTTTTACTCGGTGATGTACCGTGGTCCAAAAAGTAGTACCAGAATGCGTCACCCCATGTAGCGTCAACACCACTACTAGTGATTTCAACATCTAAGTTGTCACGTAAGTGTCCGTATTTGGCTTCGCTGCGCGAATTAGTGTACGGCACGTTCTTCTTCAGCGCATTCACAAATATATCCGCCGCGCTCTGAACGCCCTTCTTACTGTTCAGCGCTTTTTTAGCCTTACCAGCTAAGAACTTATTCATTGAGTTAAAAGGATCATCCGCCATCTAGCTCACCTCAAATTCCACATACGTGTAGAAGTTGGTTACCACATCATCGTTTTCGTTGCCGGCTTGACTAACAAAAGCTTGGTAAGGTACCGAACCTTGGTCTAGTACAGCGCAAACGGGCGTCAAATCGTTTGCAGTACCTGTGGTGTACAAACTTACCGAATACTGCCTAACGTGCGAAATCGCCTTGTTTGACCTGCGTACTGTCCTGTCCGAAACAAACGTGTAAACAATATAGGGATAGTCTGTCCCAGTCGCCACGTCCTGGAACACCTTATACCCTGCTGCTTTAAACGCCGCGGACAAGTCAGTGATACTGCGAATTCGTTTTGACACGGGACAAACTCAACTCCAATCTGCGGTTGGCTTCATCATCGTAGATTCGGACGATATTGTAATCGTCCGTACCGATGCGAATACCAAAATCATGTTCGTTAATGCTACGGTCAACCCTAATTGCCATCCGTTTATCTACGTCGGTTTTCGCCTGCTGACTGTAATACTTTTCGGAACTGTAAACGCCCAGGTTCGCGTACTGAATTGTACGCACTGGTTGCCGGTTCTTAGTGGGCCGGTCGTCATCATCCGTTCCTTCAACAATTTGCATCAGTGTCGCGCGATGCATTAACTGGTTAGTCAGCCTCATCATCGTCACCTACCAACTGTGCAAATTGAATCTGGATAAAGAATGGTGTCAACGATTCAAGGGCCGCAGCCATATCTTTGTCCGGTACACGCCAATCGGCTAAGATGCTCGCTACCATAATGACCAATTGTTCATCAGGTTCATCTAGTGCACGAATGACGTATTGCTTTGCCGCTTCGATATAGCTGGGGTACATGGTGTCGTCCATGTCCTCTTCCCACTGCAGATGCAACTTGAGCTTTGCGACCAGATCAGCGGTACTTGTTTCTGCCATGATTAATCACCCCCTAAGCAAACGTTACGCTGCTACCGCGTGACCAATCAGACCCAGTAACTGTAGCGGTGTTAAGGTATGCGGCCTTAGCAATATCGGTATCTCCCGTACCCTCAACGGGGTAGGCCATGACATTGAACATAATCTTGTCGCCAGCAATGTGCGCAGGCACATCATTAGCTGCAAGGGTCCATTCAGTCCCCGTGGTGTACCCCATATATATTTCATCAGCGCCAGTCTTCCCAGGGTCACCGTAATGAACCACGTATGACTTCGCCCCATCTGTGGCATTCCACTTTGCCGTTACGCTACCATCAGCGTTTAGTGTTGTGGAGAAGCCACTTGGGGCCGCTATTTTGACGCTGGGTCTTCGGGTGCATCTTCGGTTGGCACATATCGGAATACAGGCACTTCAAGTGGGCTGTAAATCAAGCCACCATCAACAAGGTTGTAAACCTGGTAACCAATCTGATTCTGGTCGGAGTACTTTTCAACCAGCTTCTGAACGGTCATTGATCCCTGAACATCTTGGAAGTGGAATGCGCTCATGTCACCAAAGTAAAACACTGGGGTGTCTACATCAGTCACATCAACGTGTTCAGTTTCATCAATTGGGTAGTTCAAGAACTTCTGACCCATCCCATCATTGGCATCATGCAGCAGTGGGTTACCGTTAACGTCAACCATAGTTTCAAGCAATGCCATACCTGCAGAGTTTGTAAACCAACGAGCCTTCTTGCGTAGTGCAACTGGCACCTTACGCTTAAGTGCAACAAATGCTGGGTAAAGCTTCTGAGTCCAACCTTCTGCCGTCAAGTCAACCTTGCGGAAGAACTCACCGGCCTTCTTAGCAAGTGCACGTTCGTTAGGATTCTTAGGGTCGTTCCCCTGGAAGAAGAACTGAGCTTCCTTGCGGGCGTACGCCTTGGAAAGTTCTTCGACAATCGTAGCTTCGATGTTAATGCCCTGAACGCCCATCGCCACGAGTTTCTTAGTTACTCGTGCCATGGCATCGAATTCAGATGGTTCCAGCAAAATTTCATCAAGCTGAATGTCCGTCTCGGGTACGGATTCGCCATCCTTGTATTCATTGGCGTGCCCAGCAGCATCAGCCTTCTTAACAAGGACGGGGTAGCTTACAAGTCCCTTGGTGCTTACACCAGAGCCATACTTACGCAGAAGGTTTTCTTCTTCTGTGTAAGTAATAATCTCGTGTGCAATAGATGTAGGTACAATCACCGAACCGTTGTTAGATTCTACTCCCAGTGAGCGAAGCTGTTCGTGACCAACAGTTCCCATCAGCGCACCAACGAATGCAGAACGAATCTGGTTTTCGTTTGGCTTTGCCTTAGCACCGTTAATGTTTTCCCGGTTGCGAGTAATAATATCAACCACACGGGAACGCTGTGCATCAGTTGGTGCCGGGTCAGCACCGCGTTCGGTGTCATCATCAGAATCTTCGTCATCGTCATCACTGCGATCGGAAGTGTCGTTAGAACCAGTATCACCAGAACCGGTGTCACCAGACGCATCAGAATCCAGTGCATCCAACTGGTCTTGCAGGTCACTCAGCGCGTCGGTGGCGTCCTTGGTGTCCTTTTCAATCTGGTCAAGTTCATCTGCGGTTACTGTAGTATCGGCAGCGCGCTTCTTAAATACATCAAGCTTAGAGCGCAGGGCGGACATTGCCGTCAAAATTGCATTTCGCTTCATTTCTCAATCACCTCATTGATTTGTTTGATTAGTTTTGCGCGACGCTTGATTAGCGTCACGTCTTGCCCATCACTGCGGACAAGATTTGCTTCCGTGTCGTCATAGGCAGGGAATGTCACGATAGAAATTTCCATCAGGTCACATTCCCGAACTGTATCTTTCGGCTGGTCCGGATCAGAGTAATCCCACTCTTCCACGGTCGGCCAAAATCCAAAACTGCATTGGTTCACGTCACCGCGTTCCATCAGTACTGCCAGGTCGCGGCCACGCTGTGTATCAGGTAGGTCCAAGGTAAAAGCTAACCCATGGTCATCTTCTTGCAGACTCAGCGTGCCTGCTTTGGTACGTCCCAACACCTCACCGGTGTCGTGATTAAACAGTGCCCGAATATCATCATTCTCGGCCAGCGTACGACTGAATGCACCAGGTGCAATTGTCTCTTCGTAGTAACCGGCAATTATTGTCGGGCTATTGAAAACTGACGCATACCCAGTCACTTGTCGCGTACCGTTCTCATCGGCATCGCGAGTGCGAACGTTAGTTAGATTTACTGTCCGCGTTAGAATCTTTGGCATCTTTATCACCTCCCTTCGTTGGCAATGAATCATCAGTTGCATTGCTGATTTTACTCAGGTCATTACTGATGTAGACGGCCTGCGTTTCAGGGGTGTTCTGCGGTTCAAAGCCAAGCATCTCAGCCACCGCATCTGGCGTGGTGATACCAGTACGAACGATGTTGTACCCAATGTTTGTCTTCGTACTGTATGGTACAAAGTCCAAAATATTGATACGCCATTCAATGCGATATCGACTATCCCGGCCAAAAAGCAATTTGGTGTAATGCTCAGCACGATTTTCCAAAATTGGTTTTACAACCTTGTTGTGCAAATACATCATCGCTTTTTCAATGTCGGTCTTCATCATCGCCTGATACGTGTCCACGTTGATACCTAGGAACTTGCCCAGGTCCTTCTTGTAAACATCCAGATACGCCAGAATCTTTTGGTCATCGACCGGCGATTCCAAAGCCTCAATATCGTAGCCGCGACCAAGTGGCACAATCTTCACATCGTCGGCTGAATTAATCTGTGCCAATGAATTCTTCACTGCTTTAACCAACTTGGACTGCGAACTGTTTTGTGGGTTAATCTGGGCGTCCAGCTTGAGCAGGAACGCCATTACACCACCCTTGGTGTACTTATCGGTCAGCACCTTTTCAGCATTCATCACACCATTAAGAGTGTTACGACCCAAGTCAGACAATCCTTGTCCTTCCATTGCTCGTCCACCAATTCGCTTGATATGCTCCATCATCGTGGCGGGAATTTCTTCACCGTTAATCTTGTAATGCTCAATCAAACGATTATCGAGATCCACAAACACATTGTTAGCCAAATGCAGTTCGTTTCCCAAGTAAATCGGGAATACTTCACCATTCATCAGCAGTGCATTGGTTTCCAGTACGCTGTACTCATATCCAGTCAGATAATTATTCGGTTGCTTAAGCAACTGCAAAAACTTGTGATTCGGAACGTCCTTGCCGTCTGGCCCAATTACAACCGGCTTTGCCATAGCGACTTGGCTACTAATGTCATTCAACAGTTCGTATACGTCAGACGACTTCAACACCGATTCATCATCTACATAAGCCCCACCCCATCGAATCGAACCGGTAGACAACGCGTTCATCCATTCGTCCAATACACCAGACCGTTGTGCCCGCTTGTACACGTAGTTCGAAAATCGATTTCGCAGGTTACTTACTACTCCCATGTTTTCACCTCCTTTCCGTTAGTCGTACAGGTCATCGATGTAATCATCGAGCGCATCTGCATCGATATCGTCCATCTGGTCGATGGTCGCTTTATGCCCGATCATCATGGCGGCAGCACCATCAATCTTCTTCTTGCTGTATTTCTT